ATCGGCTGGTACTTTGATAATTGTTGCATCAGAGGAAAGTACATCCTGTGGCAAGAAGACATAAAATTTAAGACTGTAAACAGCATCAGGGACTGGAAATAAATTAACTTTTGTGTCTCCATTAGAATCTTGCCCTTTGAAGTTATAATAGGTTGGAGAACCTTGTTGTGGAGTAGCTACAATTAACTGCTCATTCATGTAAGTTGCGGGAGCAAGACGCAAACGAGAATCTTTAGTGTCATTCCATGCATCTTGGACTTTAAACCGAACACCTGAGTTGGTTAGGGTATAGTTAGAAGTTGCAGCAACCGTGGTAACAGTAATAACTTCTGCAAGAGCGTTCCAGTTATAGGCTGCTTCAATTGATACCTTGGCATCGTTGATAAACTCACCAATCAACTTAGAGTAGTTGGTAGCAGACACAGTAGCTACTTCTGTCTCTCGTAAGCGACGAAGTACACTATTAACAGCTTGTAGATAAGTTGTAGTTGCCATTTTTTAACAATCCCATTTCTTTAGTGCTAGGGCTTTCCTTGTGGGTCTACCCTTTTCGTCCTTCATTGGACCTTTGACACCGCCCATCCTTGCACAGAAGCTCTTACGCCTTCCAGCCGCTTTAGGCGACTTTGCAGCCGCTTTAGCCGAAACTGGAGGCTTGAGGTTAGCACCTTCTGTTCGCTGGAAGTAAGCCCTTCCTTTGGCGTTTAAACCACCTTCTAGGTTCTGATATGCTTTCTTAGGCATTATTTCTTCTTCTTGGCAGTCTTTGCTGACTCAATAAAGTCTTTTGCCGAAGGTGCGCCTTTAGAGCCTACCTTACGCATCTTCTCACCTGAGCCAGCCTTGATACGACGACGCTTGGCGGCGATATTGGCATAGAGACCCGGTTTAGTAGCCACGCATAGCTCCCATCTTCTTCATTGGTTTAGCGACCACTTTAGTACCAGTCTTCTTAGCATACTTCTTAGCTTCTTTTTTACCCTTCATTGTATAGGGAAACTTCTTGTCTTTTACCATTGGCATATTATTTCCTTTTCTTTGGTTTAGTTACTTTAGCGGTTGATAATGCAATTGCTACAGCTTGACGCTGTGGTCTTCCTTCTTTAACCAGTTTAGAGATATTCTTACTGATTGTCTTTTGTGACTTACCTTTAGCGAGTGGCATAATAATTATCCGTGTTGTGAGGCTGCTTTATACTCTTGCTCAAAAGTAGCAATACAGCTTACTGATGAGCCAGTTTCTGACTTTACTCTAAGTTCGTCACCTTCTTCAAAGAATATGTACGAAGAACCATTTAAATGCAGATATGTCTTACTAGTAAGGTTATAGTCTAATAAAATAACAATTTCCGTAGCTGCACTGCTGTCGTACCACCAAACACTAAAATGCTTTGTAGAACCACCTGTGTTGTGGGCGTACAGAGTATAAAACCGAGCAGTATGCTGGCGTGGTACAGTATACAGCGTTGTTAGGGTATTAGCGGTAAGATTCTTACCAACCGAGATTTCTCTCATTTAAGTACCAGAGTTAATAAAGTAATAATAATGAATCCAGCAGTGCCTAGGAGAATCTGTTCTAGTCTTTTTAGTCTAGCGTTAATCTGTTCGTAGCGAACCTTACAGACTTCTTCGTGGCTTAGTAGTTTTAAATCAGATTCTGTCATGGCAAAGTCGCAATGTACGCACTAGCATCCGTCATCACATTCCCATCGGCATCTTGCAGTTCTGCACCAGCTAAGACTTCTTTCTTAAATTGCTGATAATCTGTGTTGGCTGGGTCGAATGGGATGAAAGCACCATCAGATAAACGCTGAACTGATTTTATGTCTTTAATTAATTTATACATAATTACACCTTATAGTTCGATTGCGGCTGTTGCACCGCCTAACCACCAATTGGTTGTAGTGCCAAGTACTGTTGCTGTATTATCAAACATTACAAATTCTGTTGAACTACCTAATGACCTTGCGTTTGCACTATCTAAAGTACCAGTATTCCATTGTCCTACTGTGCCGCCCACCCTATCATTAAACAAAGTAACAGTTGGAGAAGCACGCATTGTTACTGGAAATTTCCAAATGGTTGATGGGTTTGTTGTATTAACTGAATAACCAAAATAATAATTAGCTCCTAGTCCATTAGCAGGTGCTATATTTTGAGGAAATGTTTTTGCATAATAACGCTGACACAAAGCCAATTCAGTTCCATAAGGTCTGTAATCAAAGCTAGTAGCTGTAGAGCCTACCTCTAGTTGAACTCCTGTGATGTAGAAAGTTGCTCCTGTAGTTGCTGCTAATTGAACTGAACCTGATGTTCTGCGAATTGTTGAAGAACCCCAAGCACCAGCAGTTCCATTAAAGTTTGTTCCGTAACCAATATCCCAAGTTACTTGAATACCAGTAGTATTGTCAGTAGTCCAAGTTCCGCTTGTATCACCAGCAACGGTTATTGTTTTTTGTTCCCAAGTGTTTGCAGAATTTACCGTATATGTTCCAACATAAAAACGATTTGATGCGTTGTTATTAAACGAAACAGAATAAGTTCCTGTAACACTAGAACGAACCCAAAAAGACAAAGTTACTGTTTGTGCATTAGCAGTTCCCCATCCTAAATCAGCAACATTAAAACCTTCAATAGATTGCCAAAACGCATTAATATCACCAACCGCAGGGGTAGTTCCTGTACTTACAGTATATAAAATACTATTTGTAAATCCTGTTGGAGCGATTGTCGAGCGTTGTGCTGTTATTGTTGCTCCAGATGTTCCTTCATACGAAGCAAATCTATCCACAGGATATTGTGTTGTTGTGCTTAAAGTAACACTAGCACCAGCATTACGCTGGTCAATCACCATCGCACCATTGATGATTCTGTTTTTAAATCCGTAATAACCTGTTGTAGTTCCAGTACCGCCTTGTGCTTGGGATAAAGGAGTAGTAAGTCCTGTTAAAGAAGTAATATCAGAGTTTGCGCCACTAGCAGCAGCACTAAGGTTTGTTCTAGCGTTCGCTGCCGTAGATGCACCTGTACCACCATCTGCTACTGCTAAGTCTGTAATACCAGTAATCGAACCACCAGTGATTGTTACATTGCTTGAGGCTTGACGAGCCATTGAATCTGTTAAAGTAACAACAGAACCACCAGAGTCTTTGGTATAGAGTTTCTTATCGGTTACATTGACTGCTAATTCACCTTGTGTTAACGAACCGGAACCGGGGACTGCAGAAGCAGTAGAGCTGTTCTTGGTGATGATAGTGGAAGGCATTATAGAATCTCCTTAATTGTTTAAATACACTCAACGAATGCACTTAAACAAACTCCCTAGCCGAAGCTAAGGAGCTTGAGTGTTTACTATTAAGCGTTTACAGCGAGTACGAAGCCAGCTTCTGGGCGAACTACTTTAGTACCGAAGAGGGTATCAGCGGTATAAAGAGTCGACAAGTATTCTTGCTTATACTGTACTTGTGAACGAACACCAACTTGCTCTGCAAACACGGTTGTGTCTGTGTGGAACAAGAGTGCAGCTTTAATTGCATCACCAACTGAGTTATCAGCGGCTGTTTCGATAACAGGCATATTGCTTGATACATAAACATCAATGCCATACAACTTACCGATTTGACCATTGTTTACGCCACGACCATCAACGAAATCGCTGGAGTTGTAACGGTCAATGCCCATGATTGCATTGCGGAGTGATGGAGGAATCGCAAACTTACGACCATCCATTGGAACATCAGCGTCATCCATCAACTGGATTAGCTTACGGAAGCCAGCGTCAGTGAATAGGTCAGATGTTGTTACAGTGTCGAGAGCGTACAGTGTCAAACCTGTGCTTGCGTCGATAAAGTACGCATTGCTGTGTACCCAGTCAGATGCATCGCCATCGCCATAAGACTTACCACCAGCGATTAACAAGTCATCAACTTTCTTAGCCAAAGCGTAACCAGCATCTTCAGTGTAGAAAGAACGCAATGAAGACAATGCTTGAACTTCAACGATGTCCTCGATGAAACGGCTATACTCGAAGTGTTGGTCGATTAAAACTTGTACTTCGCTCTCTGTATTCGCTTGAATAGTAACTGCAGTGTTAGCTGCTTTAGCAGTAGCTACGCCACGAGTTGGCTTAGGAATATGAAGAGTGTCGCCTTTTTTGCCTTTGAAAGACATTTTGCGAACTAGGTTAGCCAATACTAGATTAGCTTTGTATGCAGCGATGACTTCGTCACTCCAAATCTCTGGAATAAACTTGTCTGCTGCTGTTTTGTTAACGATAGATGTACTACCGCCGGGGTATGTGACTGCTGCCATGATTAATTTCCTTTGTTAATTATTAAGTCTAAAATTACTTAACTCTTCCCTCGGCGTATGCTGCTAGGATTTCATCCTGCAGTGCTTCATAACGACTAGGGTCGGTAAGTTTCAATTTAATTAGGTCTGCTCGACGATATACTTTTCTGCTACTCTCGCCAGTACCACCAACATCGACTGTAGCTGCCTTCATTGCTTGTTCTTGAGCTTTGCTTTCTACTGCTGCAGTTTGAGTCGTTTGATTCTGCTGTTTGATTTGTTTAAGTTCTTTGTAAGTACTTAACAACTCATCAGCGGCATCAAAGTCAAATTCTGCATCAGCTTTAGCAAACAAGTTCAATCGAAATTTAGAAGATTTAACCCAATCTTGAAAACCAACATCTTGTGCGATAGTGGTAAAATCAGGATGTTTAGTCGACAGTTGTTGTGCCGTCTTCATCTTTCTCATTTCTAATGCTGCTTGTCTTGCTTCAATTACAGCAGGATGCTTCTCTACTTGTCTGTTGACAGCCTGTTTAGGGTCTACAAAAAAGTCTTCTTCAAGCGATTCTTCAATAGGCGCTGTTTCTTTTGCTCTAGCTTCGAGTTGTTGTTTTAAAAGCTGGTCTGCAAGACTGCGTACTTCGTGAACCTCGTTTGCTTGACGACCTATTAGCTTTTCAGCTTCTTGGTGCATCTTTGCAATTTCTGATGCGGACTTACCTCGGTACTTCTCCGGTAACTCGTCAACTGGTTCTTGTTGTTTAACTTCAGATTGTGCATCGGTTGTTGATGCCTCTGGAGTTGTAACATCTTGTACTACTTCTTGCTCATTGCTTTCAAACAGTTCTTCGTCTTGAATAAATGTTGCTGCCATTTAAAGTCTCCTGTCACCGAATCAAGTGATTTTAGGATTAATAATCTGAGGCTCTTGCGAGGTATCTCAGGCGTTTTGCTTTGCTTCTTGCTTCTGTTTGTCTTCATGCCTTTTCGCCCATCTATCATAGGCAGATACGAAAACAGGGTCAGTGCCGTCCAAACTAATTCGTATAGGCGAAATAATTCGGTAAGCATCTAAACCACATTCACAGGGAATTACTGTTGTTTTATCTCCAACAAAACTCTCTGTGATATGTCCTTCTGAGCATTTAAAGTCATATAACTTCCTACTCATTCGCCGTATCTCCCGATAAGAGCTGCTCGTAGGATTGCTCTGAAACATCTTTTAAGCTGATTAACCACTGGAGAATGTCCAGTTGTCCACGCTTTAGTTGTAAATCAGCTTCATTTTGGATTGGTAGTACCTGATTTAAGGAATTGAACATATTCTGTGCATCTTCCAGAAAATCTACCCAACCTTGAGTCGCCATCATTGCAAAGCGACTCTCGTAATATTCTTGTAGTTTCTTGTCTATCATTCTTTGTCCTTTTGGAGAATGTCTTTTTTATTACTAATTGCTTTACACATTTCTTTAAAAAATGTAAAATCTAATGTACTTCTTGCTCTATTGGCACACCAACAAACTAAAATACAGTTTCCAGTCAGGTATCCAAGAGTGTTGTCAATTCTTTCAATGCTTACAACAGTGTTTGAACCTGTAATAGCATCCATATCCCACCCTGTATAAGCACACTTACCTTTTTGCTCTATCCACAACAAACAAATATCTTCGTAAGTTATTGCAAAAACCTGTCCTCGTTTATTAGCACTGGCTTTTGCGCCTCTCACTAAACTCCTAAATCGCCCTTGTTTAGTATTTACATACTGTAAATTTCTGTGGGCATCGGTTTGTTTAGGCATTAAGTTAGTTAGCGCTTACTTACATTTATAGGTGCATTGTACCACAACTTTGTTAAAAAGTCAAGTGATTTTTAAACTTTTAGCAGTCTACTGCACCAGCGTAGTCGCTAAAAGTCTTTAGAACCTCGTAGATTGCTGGGATTAAGTCGCCCTTTAAATCTTCCATATTGATGTAGTGTGCGTTTTCTTTGACTGTAGCCATGTTGCCATGCCTTGCCGACTCGTCATAATGAATAGCGACTTGGACTTGGATTTGGTCTTTAGTGCCAAAGAAGTTAGTAATTCTAGCGTAGGCTTGTGGGGCTGGTACGCCAAATTGGGTTTGAACTGCGAGCTTTAATGCCATGATTTCTCCTTAGTAAGTCATTTCGGTTGTGCGGATTTGGCAAACTGTACGAATAGTCGTTGCCGCTTGCCCAGTAAAAGTAACTCGTAAACCACCATTAGTCGTGTCGGCTGTTACTGCAATAGCCCATGTTGCCGCACCA